CATCATTTAACCTTATTAATAGTAATACCCCCAGAACGGGGACCGAAAATAGTCTTCAACAAATCAATAATAGGTGCGTACTGTTTGTACTCCCTACCAAAATTGTCAAACTTTTCAGCAGCATTCAAATCTAATCGAGACAAACTAGACTGAATTTTAGTCAATTCTTCTGTTGCATAATTAACAAAACTCTTACTATGAATATATGGAACTTCAGCAATAAGTTTGTCAACCGTAGCACGCAAAACATTACCAGTTTCAGTTAAGTTATAACCTTCCTTAATTAAGTTTTGACGTTGCTCAACTAAATTATCAGTCAAAGCCTTCAAACGCAAATTATCAGTTTTCAAATTAGAAATTTCCTCTCCAATTTTCTCAACATTTGCATCAACTTGTTTAACCTGAGCGTCAGTTAATTTAGCTTGAGAACCAGACAAACTTGTATCAGCTTCAGTTTTACGAATAGAAGAAGGAATAGCAGCAGAATGCACTGCTTGCACTGCTCCAGTAACAGGAGAAGTATAAGTAGGCATAGCGCCAGTGGGTGTAGAAGCACCACCGCCTTTAATGTAAGCAAGCATAGGGTTTAAACCCGCAGCCTGCAAATCAGCGACCTGGCGCTGATACGCAGTATTGGAATTATTCTGCTGAAATTCCATTTGCTTATCGGCAGCTTCAGCCTGGGCAGAATTGGTCATTTGCTGACCAATAAAACCCAGACCTCCGACAGCAGCCGTAGCGAGAGCAGCGTCATCAAATCCAAACATAATCAGAAATGATCGATCAAACCAGGCACAGAATACATCGGCAGCGGGCGAGCAGCCGTTATATCAAAAAATGCGTCAAGCAAGAGCTGCTGACCATTAGCAGCAGAACCCACGGCAAGGTTACGTGCCAACGGCGGATTATCTTGAATAAACGTGGAATTAAGCGTAGGCAACGAAGTAAATTTTTGAGCATAGTGCCAAGCATCAATAGTACCCGCTGACGTAGACTTAAAGAGACCAGTGATCTGGGAAGGGTTGTAACGTAGTTCAGCCCATCGCTCCTGGTAACCAAATACATTGCCATCATTCGATGATCCATCACAATAAATCTCCTTGTTCAAAATAGCTTGTTCACCCAAATGAGCAAAAGCAGGAAAATAATAATCGTAACGAGTAGAACGGGACCACAACTTACGCAAACCTTGCTGGTAAGTCAAATCAGCCCGGACAGAAACGAAACCGATAATATGACCGTGCTCAACAGCAGAATAAGTGAAACCATGACCTTGATGGAGGAAAGTACCAAACGCAGCCAAATTAGCCAGAGGCGTAGAAGTACCTGATGCATTAGTTCCAGAAGTCTGAGCAATAGGCGAAATATTAATCAAACTAGAACCGCCACCCAAATACTCCGGTCTTTGGAGCCTTGCATCAGGAGACAGAACCCCAAAGTGGCTGCGAACGATCTCAGTATAACGAGTACCACCTCGCGCATCGCGCTCAAGCAACTTCTGAATCTGAAAACTCTGACGCAACTGATTAATAGTTGCGGCAGTAGCAGAAGAAAGATCAGCAACTAAAGAACCGTTAGGATCAATCCATACAGGTGTATTATCAACAGTCCTACGCAAAATGCCATTAGGATCAGAATTAGACTGCAAACCAGCAACATCAGCACGTGTATAAGGTGAAGCATAAACACGTGGAATCTGAAACTTATTATCAGTTCCAGGTGTAGGAATAACAGGAGCAGTAGTACCCAAAGGCAAACTCACAGAAGAACCCTTCTGAGGCCAAGGCAAAGCGCTCGTAAAATAATCATGGCGCTTACCGCGACGCTGAAGCGTATAACGAGTAGAAGGCGTAGTATCAGGACCATCACCCATATCAACAGGTAAAGAATTCTGAAGGTTTTGGTCACGGTACCACTGATTCCAAATCAAATTGCAGGCTCTAACAGGCAACGCAGAATGTGATACCGTATTACTAGCGCCCACTTGCCCGACAGTAGGCAACCCAAGATAGTCTTGCAATGATCCAACTGCATAACCGCCAGTTGGGGAAACTTGTTGAGGAATAGCGTAGGAAATGCTATCGGAAGGATTATCCTGTTCCCCCATAAACTTAACCCAATTCGTCCAGACCAAACGATTAGGTACAAAGAAAAACTGCGTGTCGATATGGAGATTATCCATAACCGGAAAAAGGGGGGTTGCCAAGCGACCGAAAAGCGTCGCATTAACATTGAAAGTATCACCAGGTAGTACCTCCTCACACATGATAGGCACAAGATAGCCTGAATCGAAAGAAGTTTTCAGAGTCTTTTGCATCTGAAAACGAGAACGCGGAATATCCGCAGCAGGCACCATCGCAAAATTATGCGATGAAGCAGACTTGTTATGAAACATCAATAAACTCCTTAACTTGGATATAAAAAAGCACCCCCGAAGGGGTGCAAGGGTCAGACAGCGGCAACTGCTGAATTAATAACGTCCTTAGCACGTACCAAAACTTCAGGACCTAGTTCTAAACTATCAGTTTTAAAAGTTCCAGTATTGTCGTCAAATTGTCCAAGAACATACAAATCAAAATCATCAGGATGCTTATTCAACTGGTTATCGTCGGCTTTGCGATTAACCTCATCGGTAAAATCCCGAATAGCAACGTTGCGGTGTGCAACAAAAAAGGGACGAAGAAAAACATCGGCAGCGCGATCTTTTACAGAAACTACAAATTGCAACATATAAGACCTTTAAATTGTTCGTTTTGATTGTGATAAGCGAGAGTCAACTACTTTTTGCCTCGCTATTTTTCGGATGGGTAAATTTTCATGCATATTTCGTTCCGCATCCATATCGGCTCTCACCGATGACCGAAATTGCATTTCTAAAGCTAAATCATGACCAACCTCCTTTAACAAAGTTTTGTAATAACGTGGAACTGGAGCACGTGACCCTTGAGAAGTCACAATAGAACCAGTAGGAAATACATCGGACATAAAATAGTCTTTAAACCATCCTTTACCGATACCCTTGCTCATTAGCATAAATTCAGGGTTCGGAAGAATGATCTCACCACCTTCAAGATGTGCCAGGGGCACAGGTGAGACATTAGGCCCTTTGAGTTTTTTCATGATATATCGTGCGATATAAGCTGCACTCTCGAAATTAAGAGTACCGATGAGATGGTTTCCGATGGGGTTCCCGAACCGATCTTGCCAGTGCTTATCAACTGAAGCAGAAATGTAAGTAGGGTCACCACCAGCAGCACTACCAAAGCGCACGCGATCATCACTAAAGTCCACTCCAAACAACGCAATATGAAAGTGAGGACGTCTGGTTTTTTCTCCATACTCGCCGCTCGCTACATAACGAAATTTGAAATTCTTACGCAAACGCTTAAAAAAACGTTGCAGGTCATCCTTCCACAGTTGACCATATTCTGGTAAGTGATCGTCATCATACGTGAGGTTCAGCATACAAGATTTTTCGTGCATCATTTGTTCGTGCGTGATACGTATAGCCCACTCTCTCGAATAAGCTAGCCTGCATTCCACACACTGACCGCACTTGATAGGTCCGTGAGAAGGATGTGACCAAAGGGCAGTACACACAATACCTTAGAGGCGAATTCCACCACGCATAGGGGCAGCCACCAGGTTGGCAATCTGGGTACGTCCTACGTTATGACGGAAATGTGCAGCAGAGGCATGCTTACTGACAGGCTTACGGGCTAAAGGTTTCATTGAAGTTCTCCTTAGGAATTGGTGTCAATGGGCACAGTTACATCAAGTAATGCACTGTGCCCATATTAGCTCATTCCGGCTTAGACGCCGTAGCCTCATCTGTCGCTTGTGCGACAGACGAGGGAGCTTTAGGAATAGCCAGTCCCAAACGGACGGCTTCTTCAGCGTTATCGGGATTCGAGAAAAACTCGAGGAACGCTTGAGGCGAGTTGTTAAACCTCGCACGTACTTTTGCGTCCAAACGCATAAAGTTATCGTCTGCAGCCTTCACTACATTCATAGCAGACTGGAAATCAAAAACACCTTCGTAATCGACATACTGAGGCATAGAAGCTGCCGTAGGCAACACACCAGACTTCAAAAAACGATCAACAATAGTGTTGATATCAGACTCCTCTTTAAACTGTTGTTGGGTCAAAGAATCATCCAAACAACGTAAACCAGTCTCATTAGAGACCTGGTCAACGTCATAGTTATAAGGGGTACGCAAAAAAACAGACATATCACATTCCTTTCTGACGAATCAACTCACGAACATTGTCAAGCTCAGCATTCAAAAAAGCAATACGCTTTTTTATCTTAGCAAATTGTATAT